ATGACCCGCCGTGAATTTAACCGTGACGCGGGGTTTAACCCACGCCAGCGCGGTCAGGACTACAGCGAATACGCGGGTAAGACGTTGGACGAGGTTTATCCCTATGTGGGCTGCTGCACGATCACCGCTGATTGGGGCGTGTGGGCTGACCTTGCCGAGATGTACAACGTCCTGCCCGACAAGTTCTGCGTGTGGTACGGGGATCAGGAGGTTTTGCGGGAATACGCTAAACGGGTGAAGGTGCAAGACCTGCCTGAATCGTATTACGCCTGTCTGCCCGAGTTTCTGCCGCAGCATCCCGACCCCGCTATCGTGCATTACAAGGGCGCTCGTAAAGCACTCATGCCTAACGTAGCTGCTCGGGCTTGATGGCGGCTAAATATCGCTCCATCAACTCACGCACCGTGGCCTCGGGATCACGCGCGACGTAAAACTCACCGCGTGGCTCAAATATCGCTTGGAACCTTTCTTGGCTCGGGCGTAGTTTTCCTTTTTCTACCTTGATTTCTACCCAACACACCCACGGTGTTCCGTCGGGCAGATTCCGTACGACGAGACGATCTGGTACGCCGCCGTTTGAGGCGTAGTCGTGGACGGTGAACCCGGCTGCGAGTAGCGCCCGGCCAATAAGGCCATCGTTCGCATCCCGCCTCGCTTTGTACCTCACGCCTTGCCTCGTTTACGCATCGCCCCAGCCAAATAATCCACCATGTTCTATTCCCCCGCTTTAGCTCTAGCACGAAGTTTCTCCACAGCCCGCTCACCCCAAAGCTGGCGCACCAGCCCAATCGTATCCCTATCCGACAGCACCGCAGCAGCGCCAGCCTCTCGGATCAGTTCAGCGACCCTATCACGGTTGACCTCAACGCCTCTGGCTAACTGTGCGTCGTAGAACTTTAAGCGGTTCAGCGGGGATTCCCGTACCGACTCGTTCCACATCACCTGATTGGAGTGGAACTGATGTTCTAGATTGTGACTAGGTTTAGGCTTTTCCGGTTGAGCCTGTTTGCTTGGAAAATAATTGAATTCGTCGCCCACAAATCACCCGAACAACTGAAAGTTTTGGTAGGCAGCAATGGCGTCCTCCGACCAATGCGCTGCACTTGCGTGATGCTCTATTCGTTCCATCAGCACCACCGCCCTTGCATACCGGCTTTTCGGGGCATACGACCCTTTCCAACGGGTATCTAACCCAACGTTGCGGGCGACGTTACAACTGTCAGCAGAAGCTAACGGCACTTTGCTAAACACGCCGGGGTCAAGCATCCGTAGGCCGTGCAACTTGACCTTGGGGCGTCCCTCGGCATCGCAAAGCACCCGCATAGCCTCGGCCAATCGTTTCCACCAATGATCGGTGCCAATTTCGGCAAACTGACCGGATGACCCCAGAGCTAGACGCGGCCATTGCATTAGCCATTCCAGATACTCAAGGCTTTCGTGGAAATGCCATACCGGAACCGAGCTAGCAGGGGATAGTTTCCATGCCTGCACCAATGCTTTGTTGTCCGATTCCGTGCCGTCAATTCGGTCGGGTATCACGCACCAATCCACAGCCGGGTGCCGAATCCACCGAGCTGCCCAATCAGCGTACCCGTCAAAGTCGTAAGTTTTACCCTGCTGCCAAGCACTAAAAGCCCCGTTATCCAGCACTAGCGACTGACAAACCTCAGCAGCAATCTCCAACTGCTCCGGATGTTCGTAGCTCACCATTGCGTGTTTGCCGGTAAACGCTTTAATCATGTCCAGCGTCGTAGACATGGGTGTTCCGTGGTAATGAATCATGGAACGTGCTTCCAACGCTTCCGTGCCATTACGTCTTTCACGGCTTTCGGCGTAATGCCGTACTTACGAGCTAAAGCCTTATCCGTAAGTGCATTTCTTAACCGTTGTGCCTTTCTAATCTTCTTTACGATTTCAACGGTCATCGTGGCTAAAGGGTGATCTTCACCCTGTTTTCCCCATGACATATATAACCTCTCTATGGTTTAGAACTGATGACTGATGGTGAACTCTGCACGGTTGAGACGGAGTACGCCTAACGTGGATCGTGCAGAGATTAGATGACTGACGGAGCCACCCTGCTGTCGGCTACTTTTCACCGGATTGCTCCGGTTGCCATTTGCGCTTCCCGACGATACGCCGCGCACCTAGAGGCTGGCTGCCCCGATCTAGGTTTAAGGTGGCTCTGTGCGTTGTTTCCCCGACCAGAGTACCCGAGCGAATGACGTAGGGGCTTGTTGACAGGCTAGTTAACCTTGGTAAACTGCCTCTACGCCGACTGCAACCCGAGCGTACCGGCTGCCAGCCAGCCACGTCAAGCCCTCCGCGCTTCCCCGCCGGGGGGTTTGTCGTTTCTAGGGTCATTACAGCGGTTTCCAGCCCTTCACCATAGCCATAACGTGCCAATAGCGCACAGGCGGTATACGGCCCGTTTTAACCCATTTCTGCACGGCTGCTCGGCTAATCCCTAGGGCTTTCGCCGCCGCTACCTGCGATCCGTAATGTTTCACTAATTCTGTCGGTGTCATGCCGCGCAGAATAATTCCTGCCACCGTAGTTGACAAGGCCGTAAACCGTGGTAGCATGGGAACCGTTGATAGACACAACACAGGAGCAACAGATATGCCACGCAAAGACACATTCCACGGTTTCGGTACGTTTTACGCCCTCGGCAATAAGTTTGAGGTGCGTGTGGAATACACCCAAGACCTAGACGGCGGCATCATCCTTGAGGCTGCCGACCTGATTGGCATCTTCTTGGACAACGACAAGGTTGCCTCATCGCTTAACCACGACATCAAGCTAGACATTTGCGATCTTGGCGCGGATTCCATCTTTGAGCTTGAGGAAATCGCTACCCGCGATGCCGAGCAGAACGGCCCTTGGGGTGACGACCTATGAGCCGCTGGTTACCCCAAGCCATCCTGCTTGTAGTGCTATATGCCACAGCAGCCATTCTTGATCCGTGCGGCGATGGTGGCTGCACTTCGGCAGAGGAGCGAGCTAGCCATGCAAGATGATATTTGGAATGACGACGATACTTGGTGGCAGCACATGGATCAGATGCTGGAACAACAATGGTTAGAAGAACAGCAGCGCATAAACGCTTGCAACAAGGCTTTGGCCGAACTGATGGCCGTCATTAACGAGGAGTTGGAGAAAATCAATGAAAAGTGAAACGATTGGCGCACTAGCCGCCGCATTGAGCAAAGCCCAAGCCGACATCACAGGTGCGCTGAAAGACAGCAGCAACCCGTTTTTTAAGTCTAAATATGCAGACCTTGCGTCGTGCTGGGACGCTTGCCGCAAACAGTTAGCCGCTAACGGCTTGTCGGTGATCCAGACCACGCAGATGACCGAGCAAGGACTGATGCTGGTCACGACGCTGGCCCACGCCTCGGGCGAGTGGATCGCAGGGCAAATGCCGGTGTTGACTAAGGACGCTAGTCCACAGGGGCAAGGCTCTGGCATTACCTATGCCCGCCGTTACGCATTAGCAGCCATTGTGGGGCTTGCACAGGTGGACGATGACGCAGAGGCAGCCCAAGGCCGTAAAGGCTTTACGAACGATCCTAGGGGCGATATGGGCAAGGAGGTTGACCCCGCCAAGCGTGATGCGTTCGTTAAGCAGTTCCGCGCAGCGTTTGACCTAGACGCTGAGGAGAAAGACATCGCGCTAGCGGTGCTGGGCGTCCATGACCAAATCAACAGCGACCATGAGCTTTACATCGCCGTAGCCGACGCTATGACAGCCAAGGAACGGTCAGCCATCAAGAAGTACATTCAAATAGCAAAGGAGCAGAGCCGTGCCTGATTACGACCCGAACATGAAAGGCGTTTTGTTCAAGAACAACAAGGACGGCAACGACAAGCGTCCCGACTACCGTGGTTCAGCGGTGATTAACAACGTGGACTACAACCTGTCGGCTTGGATTAAGTCCTCGCAAAAGACAGGCGACAAGTACATGAGCATCAAGATTGAACCCAAGGGCGAAGGCAAGTTGTCGCGGCAGGGCGAACCGCAGCACCAAGCCACGAAAAAGCCCGAGATAACCGAGAAGAACTGGGATGACCTTGACACCCCATTCTGACTTTGAGGCGAGGTTTAGGGCAAGTCGCCCGGCAGAGATTGTCGTGGCGACTTACCTTCTGAACATCGGGCATACGGTGACGCTGCCCAAACGTCGGATCGCCAAAAATTTTGCTGATCGGACAGAGTACGCTGATAAGGGCGATATATACGCATCTGATAAACGAATAGAGGTAAAACACATCAAGCACGATTTTGGATATCAGGCATGGCCGTTTGAGACTGCCGCTATCTGCGCCAAAAAGTCGTTTGATGCTGCTTACCCTCGCCCTGACTACTACTACATCGTCAACGCCAGCATGACCGTAGCGGCGCTGGTAGACGTTGCGACGACGTTCCCCGATTGGGTGGTGCGGCGCATCACCGACAAGGAACGCGGTTACGACTATGACGTATACGCCGTTAAGCCCGAGTACCTCGGCTGGCGGTACATAGATTTTGAGGAGCGGCTATGAAACGGTTTTTGTCATTAGGCGCTGGAGTGCAGTCATCAACCCTTGCGCTGATGATTGCCCACGGTGAGCTAGAGCCGGTTGAGGCCGCCATTTTTGCCGACACAGGTTGGGAACCGCGCAAAGTGTACGAGTGGCTAGATTGGTTAGATGCCGAAATTCAAAAATGCCCGCATCCGTTCCCGGTATATCGGGTAACGCAGGGCAGTATCCGAGACGACATTATTTCTGGCACAAATTCAAC